ATTACTGCTACTAATTTATCTAACATTTATTTTCTCCTGGCAATTAAGCCATTGGAGGTTTGTTTGTGTCCACAACAAATGAGATATCATTGCTTGACAATCTAATCATAATTGTTATTCAACGTTAAAAACGGTTCCATGTTCATCTTCAAGCCACGGTTTTTCAATTTGTAGGGAGTGTAACATACCACCTAACAATCCCGCAACAGGAAAGTTGTCAACTCCCCCTTTTTCCGCATCTTCTCGTTGAAAAGCCTGTAGGTGTCCTGTGACAATTTTGTCTCCGTTAATATTAAGTATCTTTTTTTCTAGTGCATGGAATATTTGCCTGACATATAGCTGAAAGCTGTGTTTTTCGCGACGATCAACTGTGTCTTTGATATATAGTCCAGCGTTAATGCCATGTGCTTTTTCTAGTGATTCCGACGCTTTAATTATTAAAGTCTGGTATTTCTCCTGATCTCCATACCAGCTTGGAAGAATACGAGAGTCTTTACCAAACTGATATTCACGGCGCATTGTAACCATCTTTTCAATCAACTTAAAGACATCAAGAGTTTCAAATGATTCTAATATTGTATATTTTACTACGGGTTCTGCTTGTATGCCAATAATTAGCAAAACACCTGGTTTAATCTCTTGACCCGAAGCAATTGGATACGATACACCTCCGATGAGATGACAATAATATTCATTAGTCAAACTGTGCCTGAAAGTTGCCTGCTTAATCGTCAGCTCTTGCCCGGTGATTTCCGCCCAATCTTTTCTTGCGCCTTCTGTACCTTCAACGTGTTCAGGTTTTTCTATTGTAATTTTCATATCATCCCTTCAAAAAAGCCTGTGTGCTCTACCTCAAGGGCATACCTACACGCATCGACAAAATGGTCATCACCAGTTGGAATAGGCAGAGCATTACCGTCTTTGTCTTTTTTCCACTGATATGTATTAAACTCATTTATAACGCCCTGGAGCGACTCGTCAACAATTATCTCATGCTTTTGTAACCATTTTATACCGTGCATGATAGAGTCCTTGCCTTTTTTGACGGGCCTTGCATCTATTCCATCAGCCTGTAATTCTGCAATTGATTTTGGTTCTGCGGAATCACAGAATATCGGTTCATCTCCTATGATTGGTTTTAATTTCTCTGCAATCATAGGGTTTGTCATTTTCTTAGACTGCCATGCTTCAAATATATATATTTTCTTAGCTGCTTTTACATAGTGGATTCTGACATAAGCGTTCGGGTCCGAACTGTATCCAAAATCTAGGCCGTTTCTGATCCTGTCAAAAGAATCTTTTATTTTAGATAAGTCTTCTGTTCTCCAATTTGTAAATATTGCATCGCCAAGAATACCGAAATTACCAAGAGTATACACCTGATACCAATATTCGTCTGTCTCTTCTTCCAGCAGCAGGTGGTCATCGTCGTCGAGGAAATCATTATCAAGATGAGTAGTTTTAAGAATACTGAGTCTATCGTCAATAAACTCTTTTTGGTCATCTTTCCATCCGATAACAGCAAAATATTGCTTATACAGCCAGTGCGTTTTATAAATCGGATTGAACGACAAAATTATACGCTTATCAATACGTTTACCGTTGTATGCAGCAATCCCCCGTAGCCGTTTCCTGAGCTGCTTAATATCTTCATACGACACTTCAGTAGCTTCTTCTACCCAAATGTCTGTAATAACTCCTAGTTTTGGGGTGATTGATTTTACTTTTTCGGAATCGTCCAGGCCAGAAAAGAGAATTTGATAACCGTTAATGCAAGTGATATGCCCCTGGGATGGAACTACATCAAATAAATGTTTTACTTTTAGCTTTGAAATAGCCTTGGTTAATTCATTGAAAACTGACCTGGTGAGAGAGTTACCCATTTTTCGGCAGCACAAATAATTATGGCCACCTTGCATGATATTTTCAATTGCCCGCTGTGCGACAAAGTTTGATTTACCAGAAGAAGATCCACCGTAAAATATTTCTGTAGATCTGGATTGATCGAGATAAGGTACATAAACACTGTTGTACATGTCAGTGCAAATATCTATCTCATAATCATAATTCATCCGCTGAGTGCCTCCCCACCTTAATGCTTTTTTCTGAACCGTCTTCTGACTCGTTAAGATTGTGCGCCTGGCGTTCAAGAGCAACTCTTTGAGCCCGGACAGCAGCAAGGTTTTTTAGAGTCGTAGATTTTTCAAATACAGTTAAAGCGATCTCTTTGCTTTTAAATTTTCCCTGGTAAATGGTTGTTTGTGTCCTTGTTGGCTTATCTTTTAACTCTGCTAGTAACATGTTTTCGTGTTCTAACAGCTCTAAAATCTCTTTCCGGTGCCGAACAATAATCCTCGCACCAGAGCCAGCAGCGTGGCTTATAATGTCATTATCAGACATTCCATTATCAGTTTGGTGCGAGCTTCGTACTGAATCTCGCACTAGATTTTCTTGAATCTGTTTCTTAACTTTATCTGCAAGGTTCTTTTCCCATCCCTCTTCCAGCGACTTCTTACGGATAGCACTCTCACTAACAGACCGGTTCCATACTTGTGAGTAGAGGTGATCCGCCTCGTACTGTCTGCATATCTCACAGTTTGTCATTATGTTTTCTTTAAATAATGGTTCTACGCTATCCCAATCTATGTATTTTCTTTTTTCTTTTTTCATTTTCTCCTCATAATTTTATGGCTTGTTTTTACTTGACAACAAATAACTTTTGCCACCAGCTAAGACTTTTCTTTTTAATCAGCCTATATCCCTTCTTTTGACATCCCCAGCAAGGCTGCATCAAACCAGTACTACCGTCAAGAACAGCACTAGCGTCTCGACAAGCTGGGCAACTATAGTCGTGCGTCATCATCATGTTACTATCATGACACCACACATTAACGTCTTTCGGTATTACGTTTAGTGGATAAGTAAGCAACCCATCACCATTGCACTCATGTGTATGTTGCATTTTCCATCCCCATTAAATAATATTCATTGTTTAACCTTTTGTAACTTTTCAACTACTTATTCACGTTTTGTCGGCCTGAGAAACACCCTGTGGTTTATCAGATAACACACGTTTAACCATTCCAAAGCTTTAATAACTCATGTGCTTCTTCGTGGTCGTAAATAGTAGCAATGTGCTGTTTAGCTCCGTCCCCATCGTGGTCGCATAGCGGCAAAGCTGAATACATCTCATATTGATCTGAATCTTCATTTACTTCAATTGTTGCTTTTGGCCGTTCCATCACTTCCCCCTCATCAATCTAGTAGCTTCTTTGCACACGGAATCTACAATCATTCTCGTGTTTTGGTTCTCCGGCCTGTTCTCAAACGGTATTACAGCATCAACAAAGTTTTCCCCATGGAAGATATACAGATACTCTTTCCCGTGCTTGATGCGCTTTCGAACGCATTCTTCACCTTTAGACATAACAAGTCGCTCCATTTGATTTGATCACAATTAATCGTTGTATTCTTCTATCAATCGACCATTTACAGCAAAATATTTCATCTTCCATTGGGGGTGACAATTGCGAGTGTGTTTATCTCCGTCAAATTTAACATTAATATTCTGACTGTTGTTTGCCCCTGTTACTTTCCCGAACATCTGGTTATGAATATTAAAAACCCGCATTCCTACTTTCAAAAAAGGCATGAATCTTTTTTTTCTAATATCTTCAATTGTCATTTGAACCCTCCATCTCTTTATCAATCAATGCAGCAATGGTCTTGCTGTAGCTCACGTCCCTGGATTTAAGATAGCCAATGTGCTCTTGACTCATGTTTAGGGTTATTCGCTCTTTGCGGCCCGGTGGCCTTCCCACTCTTCTCTTATCTACCATTTCTTCTAGGTCTTTCACTGGTTCCTCCGCTACATCATCCTTTGGAAACTTATTGGTTGCCATGTCCTGCAATACGGAAACGCAATCATCTTGCGTCAAGTGTATATGTTGCATTAACTATTCTCCTTGGTTAAGTGCAAAAACTGGAAATCCCATTCGTTAAAATACAATCTAAAATCTCCCTCGATGTCATCTCCACTATTTGTAATTACCCGGCAAGCATTGTCCCAAACATCAACAACCGGGCCAATAACAAGATTGTGATATAGTTTAGATTTAGGCTTTCTCCTTGCGGCAACAGAATCACCAATTTTAGGTGTGTATTTTTGCATAGTATAACTCCATATGAATTACTAATTAATGCCCGTTAAAAATCTCTTTTTTCTATACAATGTGTTGATCACCGGCTCGTCCGGTGCATTAACTTATTAGCGGATTTACT